CGGATTGACAAAGTAGAATAGGTTGCCCGCCACTTCATCCCCCAAGTAATGGTAGTCGTCAGGCATCTCACCTCGTAGTTCAGTTCGGCTCGTCAGGTTCCAGTCATATTCATCATAGCCCCCACAGCAGCCTCCCTCCTCGTCGTGTTCGCCTCTCCATTCCCCGCAGAATTGCATGCCGGGCTCTTCATATTGAGCGGAAATAAACACCTCGTGGTTCTCTATCAGGTGTTGATAAACACCATCGGGCGGGCTCCAAGCAGTTTGGAAGCAAGCATAGATGCCACCATCAACCCGTTGGATATAAGTTCCATCACCCACATCCCACTTGGTTCCCCACTTGTCTCTCGCCCAGCCATCTTTACTTTCATAGCCATCAGGTTCAGGGTAAAGAGCCTCAAAGAATTTATCAGGTGGCGATGCCACCTCATCTCTCCACTCACCTCTGCATTCCCATTTCATCATCAAGTATCCTGTCTCTTCGTTGATATAGCAGTCAGGGTTCGCATCAAGAATAAGTTTCATTATCCCATCTATCGCTTCCTCACTTCCCTCTATCGTCATATTATTTTCACACCAATTAGGCATAGTCTTGCCCTCCTATTATTTTTTGTTTGTTGTTTATGCCTGTCTCTATCCCATCAGGCAGTAGGGAAAAAGGGCGGGTTCTTTCAGGCATCCCCGCTTTCCTATCATCTCACCCTATCCGCATAACTCTTTCATCAGTTTCTCGTGGTTTATCTCTTCCTGCCTCCAAGCCCTTCGTCTTCGTTGCGAATAGAGGGGAACAACGGCAACCTCAACACAGCCATTCTCTCCTATCGTTCCACCCAAGTCAGCCTCGCCAAAGTAAGAGGGCACGAACCGCTGCTTCTCAACACTCGCCTTCCGTAGGTTTGCCTCCTCCTCGCTCTCATAAACTTCATCAATAAAGCAGTAAGGCATCTCATTTTTGTAATAGGTATGAGCCACCACCCTAAACATTCCAGTCGGCACACTATCAAAGACGACAGGTTTATTATCAATAAGAATAGTTCCATCCTCAAAGTAGTCAGTTTCCCACTCGCTCTCAAAAGTGTAGGGGTAGGCACCACCCGCTTTCACCGCCGCATTATATTCACGGAGGTAGTCAAAGCCGTGTTCCTCTTTCAGGTGTTCCGTAAGTGTTTCCAAGATGACATCAGCATCATCCACCCAGTCGTGCACTTCCACCAACACCTCCTTCTCTCTTCCATCTTCCCTCATAATTATTTTCCAAGTTGTAGTTTCCATAGTTTATTTTCTCTCTTCGGCTTCCGCCTGTTTGTTGTTTGTTTCATCCGCACCGCCCGCGAATAATAGGCATTTGTTTTCTCTCTTCTCTACTAGTAAGTAGTTCGTCGCGACATCAAAAGAACATTTATTTTTATTTATCTTTTCCCAAGAGGCATCAACCTTCTCAACCTCAGCATCTTCTCTCCTCTGTAAAACTTTCAGCATCATAACTTCACCCTCTTCCAGATGGTTTCATCATAAGGGTATTCATCATTCCTCATCACCTTGATGGCGGGAATTGTAGGGTGAGGGGGGTTCTTTATTGCCAGTCGTTCATCAACCATCTCTCCTTCCTTTTTATGAAATGACGGGCTCAAAGAGCCACGATATTCTTTTCCGCTCTTCACTTCTCGTAGTCGTAAGCCCATCCACTCATAGTCGTCGGCAGAATAATGCGACACTTTCATCACCAAGAATAACTTGGTTGGTGGTGCCCCACATTCACTATCCTGTAAAATAAACTTTTTCACTTTCATCAAGTCGCCCGCTTTTACTTCGCCTCGCATAACTTCATCCTCATTTATTTTGGCTTCCCACATCATAGCCTCACCCTCATCCAATAGTCAGCGGGGTTCCATTCAGTTTTGATGCTTCCCTCTTCCGTAGTTTTATTTCCCGTGTATGAAAATGCTTGACTTTCCTTCGGCTGCAACATCCATTCTTCTCCCGTCGCAATATCCTCAGCCCAGTAGGTTCGCTCCCATCTCCTGTTGTCGGGTTGGTATTTCTTCACCAGTAAAACTATCTTCGTTTTCAGTTCCATAACCCCCTGCTTCCCATCATCCGTGTAGCCAGCCAACGAGGTTTTTTTCAGTTCCTCAACGGGCTCATACCATCCAGAAGGCACACGGGCATATGCCTCCAACTTTATCAAGTCGCCGGGTTTCATCGGCTCCTCGCTCTCGCTGCTAATGCTGTTGTAAAACTCGTAGTCGTTTCTCATAGTTCCACCTCCATCCAAAAGTTGTTTTCCTCGTCGTCTTCTTCTCTCAACAACCACCATCCATCAGCCAACCCGCAGCCTTCCACCTTTATCCCAGTCGCCACCTCCATCAGGTTCCACCAGCCAGAAGTATGCCCTTCGTAGTAGGTTCGGTTGGCGGGCTCATCACACACCAAGAATAGTTTTTGCTCCCACCCGTTTTCATCGTGAAGGTTCGGGCTTGATGAAAATGCCGCATCTCGCTGTATCCTCAGCAACTTTCCCGTTTTCGTTTCGTTGTCGTTTCTCATAGTTCCACCTCCATCCAGCAGTCGTCGTAGCCTAAGAAGCGATAATGGTTTCCATCGTCAGGCACCATCAAACGAATAACACGGAAGGTTTCATCTGTTGATAAAGCCGTCATCTCCCAAACTTGTATGCTTCCGCTGCTTTCAGGCTCGTGCCTCGTCACCAGAAAAGTCAGCGACTTCGGGGTGCCGGGCTCGGGGGGGTGTCTGTATTCTTGTCTCATCTTTACCAAGTCTCCCACTTTTATTTCGTTGTTGTCTCTCGCCGCTGATATGCGAGGCGAAGAAAAAGTTTTCATTTCGTTGTTGTCTCTCATAGTTCCACCCTCACCCAAGCATCGTCGTAGCCCTCGTTGTATCCTCTGTCGCCCCAAGTAGGCGACAAGCGATAATGGTTTCCATCGTCAGGTAAAAACTGACGGAAGACACGGAAGGTGTCGCCTGTTGATAAAGCCGTCATCATCCAAGCATCAACCAGTTCGTCGTCTTCCGCCAAGTAGCCTTTCACCAGAAAAGTCAGCCTTTCCGGGGTCCCGGGCTCGGGGGTTATTGCCCTCATCTTTACCAAGTCTCCCACTAATATTTCGTTGTTGTCTCTCATCTGTTATTCCTCCCAGAATAGTTCGTAGAAAACAGGTGTTGTTTTCTGTCTGTTGTAAAGTAAATAGTCACGAGCAAACCCAAAAGCCATTTTATTTTCCCCCAAAGCAAAGTTTTTTCGGCTCGCTTTCCGGGGTCCCGGTCCGGGTCCCGGCTCGGTGGTGTCGCTAAAAAGTTCATCTTCTCTCCCTTTCTTACTTATAATATAACACGGGAAGAGCGGCTTGTCTCGTCATAGGATGTCTCTTGGTGTCTCATATTATCTCAGGGTGTAAAAGTTTGTCTTTTCCGTTTGACGGGGGAGCCAACGACTTGCCGATGGGAGGGTTTCCAGCACGGGGGCGAATGCCCTGTAAAACAGCCCCGCGACAACCCTTCCATTCTTTGCCCCCTTACGAGGCTTTGCGAGGCTTCCCCTTGCCTTACCCCTCCTTTCCCCTTTGCGGGCTTTCACGAGCCGCTCACAGGGCTTTACGGAGAAGGTAGGCAGGTGTCGCTATGCCGCTACTACACTTTGCTACACGAGGCTACACAAGTAATAAACATAACCGAGCCCTTTGGGCGAGGCAGGAGCGAGGGCTATGCCCGAGCCAAGAGGCGAGCCCTTTGGGCGAGCCATTACCCAAGCCACACTACCACACACTACACACTACTACACTACACACTACACACACTACCACACACAAGCGAGCGAGGGCTCCGCCCGAGCCAGCACCTACCACACACAGGCTACACTACACTACACCTCTTCCCCCTACGGGGGTGGGTGGTGGTGGTGAATGGTGGTGGGGGGGTGGCTGAGGATAATAATGGATGGGAGGTGGGGGTAGCAAGCAGGCAGGCGAGCGAGGGACGAGCGAGCGATGAGGAGACATGACCCCCCCAGATAGTGAATACCACTGTATACAATAAAGCCCCTCCTCACGCATCTATTTATTTTTTTTTGAGAAATAGCATCCCGTTTTGTCTTGCTAATGTGTTATTAACCATACAGCCAAGGAGAAAAAGGAAATGACTGATAAGGTCTTAATCTACACTAGTGATAAAGAAGAAGTTTTAAAAGCTCAGGGAGCTTACACCCTATCTTACAACTACTTAATAAATTCACCTGAATGTACAGCAGAAGAAGCTGATGAAATAGTCAGGCTTCTAATCTTCTTGGAAGAAAAAGTAATGGGCTACTTTGATACAGTTTTTGAATAAAGGAAAATAAATGATGATTACTAAAAATGAACAAGGTTCTTACACTGTTGAATTCTCTCTCTTACTACCCATAGTTATGGTGATAGTAGTTTTCTTCATTGAGATGAGCCACTACAACCATGTCAGACAGTTAAGCACAGCAGCTGTGGTAGCTACCTGTGGTGAGAACTATCAGGAAGACATAGCAACAGCATTGCCCGACTGTGAAACATGTTATGCTGGTTTGGAGGAGGATAGTGGATATTACTACTGTGCCTTCTACGATGAGGTGGAACCTCTGGTTGGGCTTATTCCAGATGAGATGCGCCCTATTGAAATAAGAATTGACACCTTACAGAGAAAGACAGGTGAACTTAGAGAGATGGTTGATGACTTGATGGAACAACTAGAAGAGGTTGATACAGATGACTGAACCAACCATCTATGAATTTACTGCTCACCATAAACAAGTCTCTACTAACAATGGTTACAAGAGAGGTAAAGGTAAAGGGCTTTACAAGACTAAGGCTTTAAAGGAATTTCAGAGAGCCATTAGAGAAGAAGCTAGGAAGATGTGGAGAGACCGTCCTATTGATAAACTATCTAAATGGGCTGTTGAGATAACTTTTTATTATCCTTCGTCTCGCAATGATGTTGATGGTTCAATAAAGCCAGTTCTTGATGCATTAGAAGGCATCATCTTTGAAAACGATAGACGCGTCTTGGTTCTCTTGGTTAATAAAGCAAGAGACAAGAGCAACCCCCGAACAACAATTAGAATGAGGAGAATAGCTAATGAATAGTGGGATTTTAATAAACGGCGATAGTATGATAGAGCTAGATAGAATGGAGGAGAATAGCATTGGAAGCATTGTTACTGACCCACCCTACCTAATAGACTTTATGAATAAGTCTTGGGATACGGCGGATAACATTGCCGGCTCCCCTGACTTTTGGAAAAAATGTTTCAAAGCTTTGAAGCCGGGTGGTTATGCTGCTGTGTTTGGTCATTCCAGAACACACCACCACATAATGAATGCACTTGAAGGAGCAGGGTTTGAACTGAAAGATACATTGACTTGGCTTTACGGGCAAGGATTTCCTAAGAGCCATAATATTAGTAAGGCTATTGATAAGAAGTTGGGGGCTGATAGAAAGGTTATTGGAAAGGGAAAGCACACCAACATTCATTCCTTTGGAAAGCCTCACACTTATTCAGGGACTGATACCAAACCAGACATTACAACCGCTGGTTCTGATGAAGCAGAGAAGTGGGAAGGTTATGGAACAGCACTAAAACCTGCTGTTGAATTCATTGTTCTCGCACAGAAACCAAGAGAAGGGACTTATGCTAACAACTGTATGAAGCATGGGGTTGGAGGCTTAAACATTAATGATTGTCGAATTGGATACAATGGTGAAGTTCCTAATGTAGGGGGAAGAGCAAAACACGGAAGAGGTGATGGCTATGGATATAAAGCAATGGGTGATGCAATAGAGCCTAACACTGAGGGAAGGTTCCCAGCGAACCTTGTTCTGTCGCATAGCGAAGGATGTGTAAAGGTTGGAGACAATCAACCCATTTATGTCCCTAACAACAAAAATAAAGTTTGGGGTAAGGGGATGGGCGGTGGCGCTTGGGATGAGACAAAGGGTAGGTTCCCAGCAAACCTTGTCTTATCCCATAGCGACGGCTGCGTAAAAGTTGGCGAAGCAGATGATAGTTTTGCTGTCAATGATAAAGATAAAGGCTCTTTCGAAACACCCTCATCGATGCTGTTTATGAATAAGAACTTCAAACATAAGGAAGCAACTATTATTAGAGATGTTTATGATTGTGTTGATGACTGCCCTGTTAGGTTGTTAGACGAGCAAGCACCAAAGACTGGCTCCCTGTACAAAGCAAAAAGAAAGAAAGATACCTCTGGTGGTTCAGGTGATAGTTGGACCAATGGTGGAAATAAGAAGGGAGAAGACAATGGACTTTATGATGGGCTTGGGGGAGCCTCTCGTTTCTTTTATTGTGCGAAGGTTTCAAGGAAAGAAAGAAACAATGGGATAGAGAATGACCACCCAACCTTGAAGCCGGTTGCTCTTATGCGATGGCTTGTGAAGCTCATTACGCCACCCAAGGAGACTGTCCTTGACCCCTTTATGGGCGCAGGTTCAACGGGGGGTGCCTGTGTCTTAGAAGGGAGAGACTTCTATGGAATTGAAATGGATGAAAGATATTTTAAAATAGCTTGCGCTCGCATTGAAGCTTGGAAAGAGGAGAAAGAAAATGAAGTATGATATCATTATTGCTGACCCACCTTGGAGCTATGATGGAAAAACTTGTGTCGCTACAACTAGTGATGACCATTATGATGTAACACATAGCAAAGATTTTCATAAATTAAACTTGACAGACATTGCGAAAGATGATAGTATACTATTTATGTGGTGCTCTGGTCCTGTTTTAAAACAAGCTATCGAACTAATGGAAGCTTGGGGATGGACTTACAAACAGATAGCCTTTGTCTGGGATAAGCAAAGGGTTGTACCGGGTAGCTACACTGTGACTGGTTGTGAATTTGTTATCCTCGGAAAGAGAGGAAAGATACCACAGCCTCGTGGTAGCAGAAACACACGGCAGCTTTTCAGTGAAAAGAGAAGCACGGTTCATTCTCAGAAGCCAGAGGGCATCCAGAAGAACATTGAAGAAATGTTTCCAACACAGAACAAGCTTGAACTATTCGCTCGCCGGAACCGGTTGGGTTGGACCTGTACAGGCAATGAACTTGATGGATTAGATGTCTTTGACTTCGTTAAGGAGGCTAGCAAGGGGGGTTGACGATTTCTATTATTAGTAGGGAGAACTGTTTCAAATGAAAGATAACTGGCGCTACAAGTTGGTTCCAGACTTCGTTCTGGATAAACATCTATCTTACAACCCAGAAGATGAATGGATAGCTAGGATTGATGGAGACTTTGAAGAGGAACCTGAACCCGAATGGACATATCACGATTTCATTGATGAGATGTTGGATAAAAAAGAAGCTAGGATAGTTGACATGCATTTAGGTGATGGACTATCCTTTACTGAAATTGGTAATGATTATGGTGTGTCAAAACAAAGGGCACACTTTATTTACAAGAGAGCTTGTAAAAAAATAAGGAGGGCATTAGATGGCGAAGAAGAAAATACCTAGAACCGCTGGTGATAGAAATAGACATTCTCCCAACCACGCTTACATGACCAAGCAAGGTCGTAACCACCTTATGGGGAAAATAGACGATAGAAATGCAGAAGAGGTTTTATGGCAGCTATTACAGATAAGCATCTGGGAATGGAGCCAAGGGGAGAAGCCTTCTCTGGGAGACACCTTCATTAAGGGCGCTGTTTCAGAACTTCTTAAACGAGCACCCGTTCTTCAAACTATGCAAGATAATGGGATAAGCACACTAGAAGAACTAGAAAACCTAGAATTTATTTCTGATTGGATACAAGAAAGTAGTGTCGAACAAAAGAACTAAATACGGAGGAAGGAAGAAAGGCACCAAAAATAGGGTGAAGTATGAAAAAGTTTTACAAGAAGAAGATAAGGATAAACTTTTAAAAGCTAATGAAGATTTAAAAATGCGCCGCAACAAGGGTGTTTCTAATTCTCTTGCTGCTATTTTTTCTGACCCTTACAAGTTTATTCCTCTTTTAAAAATAAAGAATAAACAAGGTAAAGTTGTTCATCTAAAACCTAATGAAGAACAAATGGCTATTCTAGAAAGTTTTCAGAATAGCGATAAAGACACCATTATTCTTAAACCCAGACAGATAGGCTCAACAACTATCACCGCCGCGTGGCTATTCTGGAAATGGTACACTAGCAAAGCTCCCATTACTATCGTTGTTCTTTCACATAAGCTTTCTTCTTCTAAACACATTTACAACATGTATCGTAGTTTCTATCGATGCTTACCTAAACAATTACAAAGACCATTTGAAATAAACACCGCTTATGAAATGAAGCTAGAAGACACCGGAGCTTCTGTTATGGCTATGTCTGCTGGCGGAGAAGGGGGCTTGCGTTCATTCTCGGCAAACTATCTACACATTTCTGAATATGCCTTTGCGCCTAACCCAGAAGAACTAAAAGCAACAGCGCTGGCTGCGCTGAACGGAAATAAACTTATTATCGAAAGCACTGCTAATTTTTACAACGATGCCTTGCATCAAGAAATTCTAAAAGATGAAAGAGGGGAAGGAAGCTGGGATTTTCTTTTCTTCCCTTGGTACCAACATAAAGAATACAAAATGGAATTCCCAAGAGAAACAAATGAAACAAATGCTCGTTATGATTATCGCACCGCTATTTGGAATGGCGAAGACGAAGAAGAATATAAGAAAAGCTTAGACTTTCAGCATGATGACTTCTGGGATGAAGACGAGCAAACTTACAAATTACAACACAGATTAACCAATGAACAAATGTACTGGCGTAGAAAACAAATTGAGAAGTTTGGCTACATCCAGTTCAAGAGAGAATATCCTGCTACTATTGATGAGGCTTACACACAAGGCGAAAATGTTTATTTCACCGCTCACGACTTACATCATGTCAAAGATGTCCTCGTGCCGAACGAAACTTTCACAATGTTGCAGCCCCCAGTTGAGGGACGCCCATATGCTATTGGTGTGGATGTTGCTTCTGGTGTTGGAGCAGATGATAGTGTTATTGTTGTTATGGACAAAGTCACCTATCAACCTGTGGCAGTTTTTCGGACTAACCAAGTGAGCCCAGCAGCATTAGCAGAGGAACTGGCAACTATCGCTACTACATACAATAAAGCAAAAGTCTTAGTAGAGAGCAATGGTTTTGGTGGCGTAGTGATAAACGAGCTTAGACACATTGGTTACAGGAACTGCTGGAAAAGCGCCAAGCAAAAAGACTGGGTTACAAACCAGCAAAACAAACCATTAATGTTTGAAGAACTTAGACAAGCATTCAGACAAGGTGTCATTCGCCTTTGTGATAAAGTTACATTAGCAGAGATTAGAGCTTATTTTGTTAATGAAAAAGGCAACATTGATTTTCCAAAAGGCTTGCCTTCTCACGGTGATGGTGTCATTGCCATGGCGCTCGGATTACAATGCTTAAAATCAGTTCCTCTTCCAGCAAGAGAATTCTTGCCCGCTTGGATAAAAAAGCAGAAGAGGAACAAAATAACAGAAAGAGGCGCAGGGAAGTCCCATCGCCGCTATTAGAGGAATAAACAAATGAGCAGAACAATTTCAGATATCGTTAAACTTATCCAAGAAGCTTTATCTTATCATAAAAAACATTGGGATGATAAGCGCCCAGAGATGCAACGATATCGTAATGCTTACCTTACTGAATTTTGGAAGAATGAAAGATATTCTGATGAGATGGTTAGGGTTGAAGTTTCAGAAGGCTATGCCTACATTGAAAGTTACATCTCTTCTTTGTTTAGTAAGGCGCCTGCTGTTGAGATTGGTAAGGATGAAGTTAAGACAGAAGAAGCAGAAATAGCTGAGATATTAGCTAACCGCTTTCTTTATGACCAGCGTAAGTCTGTTGAAAGCGCTTCCAGAATGGCTCTTATTTATCCTAATGCCTTTTTAAAACTAGCACCAAGAGAAAGCACAGATGTGCTGTCTCGCTGCACGACAAGGGCACTTGAACCATGGAGCGTTATTGTTGATAGGGACGCAGGAGGATGGGATGACCAGCGGTTCTGTGGACACCATTACTATCTTCCTATTCAAGAAGCGAAGAAACTTTATGGCGCCAAACAATATAGCGCAGTTCCACGCGTAGGTTATTTTGATGAGAATAACCGTCTTAGCTCACGGGAAGAACTTTCAGATGAATACATGTACATTGAGGTTGTAGAATTCTATGACTTCTTGTTTGATAGACTTTACATCTGGTCTCCCAACTATGCTCAGGGAAATAAGCTTCTAGTAAATGAAGATATTCCTGTTCGCTCTTATGATGATGAGCCTTTATCCTGCATAGTTCCACTTTATTATTCTCGCGTTCCAGACAAACCTTTGGATGGAATGGCTGCCATGGGTCGTATCTATGACCAGCTTTACGAGAAAAACATTATGAGAACTTTCTGGGCTAACAGTGTTCGCAGGGATAGTCGCCAGTATTTGTTTAAGTCAGAGCATCTAGATGAAGAAGCTCTCGCTAAGGTCACAGCCGGTGTCGATGGTGCGATGATTGGTGTTGATAGCGAGACATTAGAGGGGCTAATCCAGCCAATAACAGTACCTCCCATTTCTTCTAACTTTGATAGATATTCAAATGCTATTGACCAAGACATCCAGCGTGGCTCTATTATGGCTCCCTTTGCTAAGGGTATCGCCACAAGAGCAACCGCGACTGAAATTACTGCTCTGGCTCAATATTCGGCTAGTGAAGTTGGCAGAATGGCTATCGAAAGAGACGAAGCTATTTGCGACCTTGCGCTAGTTTATTTAAGAATGCTAGCTGTTCTTCTGGATGATAATGAACGACAGATGATTACATTGAATGGTAAGCCAGTTGTAATTACACCGGAAGCTATTACAGCAAAGTATCGTTTAGCGGCATTAGACCAAGCAGCTACACCGCTCTCAGAAACATTACAGAGACAGAACCTAGTTCAGCTATTGCCTATTCTACAACAGTTAGGTGTGCCGAATTCACAGATGAAAGAAGAGCTAGTAAGAATGTTTGACTTACCTGTTGCTTTCCTTGAAGAGCCACCACCACCACCAGCAGCACCAGAACAGCCCGGTTTAGGTAAACCACCCGGACCAGAAGATATCGTTGAACGAGAAGCGACAGGACCAGACGCGCTAGCACGGGAGATGTTGGGAAAGCAAAGAACTATTGATTTACCAGTCCAAGGAAGAGGGGGAATAGCATAATGGGAAAAGTTTTACACACATTCAAATGCATAAAATGCGAGAAAAGAACACAAGGTTTTTATGATATCATGGGGGATATCCCCAGAGAAATAGAATGTCCACATTGTAAAGCATCTGCTTTAAAAATGTTTGGAACTGACTTCGGGCTCCGTGGAGGAGGCTGGGAGAAAGATGGGTACCAGAGAAAATAATGCCTTTATTTGATTTTAAATGTGTCTCATGTCAAAAAGTTACAGAAGAACTTTTTAAAGTTAACTTTGAAATTCCACAGAATATTGAATGTGAATTTTGTGGAGACATTTCAAATAAACAAATAGCTATTCATGCCGACATGAACCGGATGTGGGCTGGGCAAGCAGGAACAGGTGGGGGTGTTAATGGATACTTTGATAGAGGGCTTGGATGCCGTGTGCATAGTTCTTGGGAAGCTGATAAGATTGCCGAGAGCAGAGGTCTAGTGAGGGAAAGCGACTTCGCGCCTCACTTTATTAAAGATTTTACAGATGATAGAAGAGAAAAGGTAGTAGCACAGGATAAGGTCAACGAGACTTACCAAGATAACATCAAGAAGTTTGGTGGAGATAAAATAAAGGCTGTTACTGAAACCTTTGATGCGAAAGCTTGTCTTAACGATACAACAACAACAGGATATTAAAAAATGAATTTTATTAAAGATGAAGAGGGAGCAACCGCTATGGAATATGGTGTAATAACAGCGACACTTGGCGCCGCTATTGCAGTTTGTACTTATTACTTTGGCGACATGTTCTCCTCACTATTTTACAGTTTGGGCGACTGTATCGCAATGGGCTTTGACCCAGAATGTTACAGCGTCCATGCAAATCAAACCGCGTTTAACGCAGATACAGGTGGGTCGCCTTCATGGTTCCCCCACGATTATTAGGAGAAAGAAAAATGCCAACACCATTTGATGAAGAAGTAGTTCTAGAAGAAGAACTAAATAGCGCTATGGGAGAAGTTCAAGGTGAGGAAGACGCAATGTTTGCTGATGCCGCACCACGAGGCGACTTCCATCAGAAAAGTCTAAATGCTCTTGTTGGTTCAGTTAACAGGGCTTTGCCTCTGTTTGGACAAGAACCTTATCCAAAGTTTTCAGAAGATGTTCAAGTTCTTCCACAAGAATTTGTTCGTGTTTTAGGAATGATTGGGCAAGCAGCCGGTGATGCCATTACTGCTGGGGTTGTCGAACCTGAACTAACTATTTCATTAGACGAAATTACTGACGATGCTTCGCTTACTACTGTTGCTAGTAAGATAGATGCTCTGTCTCGTAACAAGGACTTTAAAAAGTTTCTTCAAGAGCCAGCGCCCGAAGATGAGCAAGTTATTGAGGAAGATGTTGTGGTAGAAGATGTCGGGGTTCCCGTTGAGGAAACTGATGACCTATTCGCCGCACGAATTTAAAAAAGGAGACTAAATGTTTACGAAAATAAAAGACTTTGCTGATAAATATAACATCAGCATTACTATTGTGGGAACTGCTGTCGTTATTTCAACTTTGTTTGGAGAATGTGCAGTAGATTACACAACTGGCGATGTGTCCATAGAGACATCACCAGTAGAAATCGTGGAAAAACTTAAAGATGTCGAAGAAGACAGCTAAGGAAATCTGCGATGCGCTCCCTCTACCTCCCCCAAAAGGGAAATACAGGAAGAGGGTCTATGATAAGTACAGGAACTGTCCGTTATGCAAGAAGTTATTACACTACACTAGCTGGAAATACTTTCCAGCAAAGAAACACAACAAGTTATGCGTCCAATGCGCCAATAAACAAAGGATGATTGTAGCAGAAGCTTGTGGGGTGGAATATGATGGACGCATTCCCTATCAATGGAAGAAAGGGAATAGAAACGGCAGAACCTTATGGAAAGATAAAACTAAAACCCAAAAGGATAATGACAATGATTGAGACCGCCACAGAAGGCGCTACCTCAGAAGCCACAGAAACGCCCTCAGAGGCGACAGAAACAGTTGAGACTAGTGCTACCCCTACCCAAGAGGCAGGGACCACAGAAACACCAACAGAAGCGCCGGAACAGGAACTTACGCTCTCACTAGAAGAACTTCTAGGAGCGGACTTCGGCGATGATGAGATAATGGGACAAACACATAAGGGTTTGCCACATTACAATGAAGTTCTTAAACACCTGCCTGAGAATGGTAGGAAGCTTATTGCTAATCTCAGAGCGTCTTACACGCAAAAGACACAAGAGATGGCTGAATTAAGAAAGTCTCTTAATGCAGAAAAAGCAAAGCTACTAGCCCAGAATGAAACATTCACGAATAGCAAATTTGCGCAAGACATTAAAGAACAGGCTGGTCAGCCTGATGTTGATGTTGACCCATGGTCAGATGAAGGAATGGCTGCTAAAATTAAACAGGAAGCCAGCAGAATGATGGCTGAAATGATGAAGCCGCTACAACAGGAGATGGCTCTTAACCAGCGCAAGCAACAGTTAGATGCTTTTAAGTCTGACCATCCGGATTTGATGGAGCCATCGATAAAGGATAGTGTTGCTAAAATGCTTATGGATAGAAAAGAACTTTCTTTGGAAGATGCTTATTACATTGTGAAAGCAAAGTTAAGCCAAGCAGAAATTCTTCAATTGAAGAGAGACCAAAGAGAGAAGAAAGCGACAGCAAGAGATACTTTAAATTCTACCTCAACCGGGAAGAATGTTAACGCACAGGGTATCCCCCAATTCAGAAATGCTTGGGATGCTTTTCAATGGCATAAAAACCAAGGAAGATAGGGGGGTTGACGATTTCTACTATTAGTGAGGGGAATGATATTCCTTAACTTATTACGGACCTCTGGCGAGAGACAACCATAATGGTTTAAACAATCAAACTGGTAAATAAACTTCCGCAAGGAACACTTTGTTTAACTTTTATGTGAATAAATAAATTTAATCAGCCTTATGGTAAGCATTCTGTTTGCCATAAACAAATCTCAAAAGGAGAAAATTAATGGCTACTTTATCAACAAGTATCAGTAATGACCTTCTTAGCTCTACATTGTATAGCATTCGTGATGGCGAGGTTGATGAGCTTTTCCAGAAGGTGGCGTTCCTAGATAACGCTGCTAAGGCAGGCGGTATTGAGAAGGAAGACGGTGGCACTATGCTAGTTCGTCCTCTTTCGCTCGTTGAGCATTCTTCAATTACCGAACTTCCAACTGGATACGAAAGCGTGTCTCTCGCAGTCTCCGATGTCCTTCGCCCAGCAGAATATGCTTGGGAGGATTTCGTTGCTCCAATTGTTATTTCTAAGAAAGAAGAACTGGAAAATCAATCTGAAAAGGCAATCGTCAAGATTGTTGAAGCGCGTATGCGTTCCGTTATGGGAATGTTGCGTCGCGAACTGAACAAGCAAATTCTTGCTGGTTCATCTACCGTCCTTACAGGGATGAACACCTTGAATGGTGATAGTGGTGTAACCTCCAATGGTTTCATTGAAGGCGCTGCTGCTGGTTCACAAACCAATACGGTTGGTCAGATAAGTAAAACTACTTATGCTACCACACCCGGTTGGCAGAACCAATATGCTACTGCTGGTGGCGCGTTTAGCACTGCTGGCTTGAACGGCATGTGGGACATTTACACAAAGTGTAATAGTCGTGCTCCTACGGGCGCTATTGACTTGGTTATCGCTTCTGAGAATGCTTTTGGCTTCTACAAGCGTGCTCTCCAAGCCAATGAGCGTTACATCGACCAGAAAATTCTGGATGGTGGACGAATGGCTCTGGCTTTTGCTGGCGCTGCTGTTGAGCAGGATGTTGAGATGCCCACCTCGGACCATTCAATGTACTTCCTGAACTTTGACGGAATTAAACTAATCACGCATAAAGACGCGGACTTCGCAGTTTCTCCATTCGAGAGCATTGTGGGAACCACGGCTCGTGCGGCTCAGTTGTACTGGAAGGGACAGCTTATTGCTGACCATCTCGGTTCACAGGGTACACTAGATAACGGGGAGGCTTGGTAATGGCTACATCTACAATTGTAAACTATTTGGAAGGAGGCTCTGGACTTGGATGTTCGAACCGTCGCCAAATTGAAACCTTTAAGGCTTCTGAGGCGTTGTCCGTTGGGAACTTTGTTTCTGTGGATTTCAGTAAAGCTGTTGTTGACAACATTCCACTGTATGTTTTGAAGGCTTCAACCGGTGCTAACCGTAAATGTTGTGTCGGCGTAACTTTGGATGCTGTAACGCTAGCCGAAGCTGCTGCTGGTAAAACTGTTCGGGTGGTTGTCTCTGGACCTGTCGAGGGTATTTGTCTGGGACACGCTGCTGATGACCCGCTCGCTATTTCTGCTACTGCCGGAAGTGCGGACACAAGCGCCGCAGCGGCTCCCGTCGTTGCTTTCTCAGTTGATGGCACTACCGGTCTCGGTACTGTCTTCATGCTCAAACAAGCGTTCTAAAACAACTAAACAAAAAGACATAAAAGTCAGCCCTCCTTCCTAATGGGAGGAGGGTTTTTTTTATTATTGAGGACAATAAATGAATTTAAAAACTATCAGAGAAAAGATTAAGAATGTCTCTGACTATTCACCAGAAGTTCTAGCTTACGATAATCAAATGGATAGTATTATTAACGATGCTTACTATTCCATTTGGACAGAAAGACGATGGGAATTCGCACAGAAACTAGCTTTTATGAATGTTTATCCAGATGTTGATGCATCAACAGTTACTGGTGTTACGGCATCTACAAACGACGGGCAACGCATAGTTACCTTCTCAGGAAATGTAGATGCTTTACACGAAACCCATGCACACATTTGGGTTGGAAACATTTTTGAAATAGCTGGTAGAGAATATACTATTCTTAAAATAGTTTCTCTTACACAGATTATTCTTACAGAGCCTATTAGGCACACTACTACTGCCGCTACTATTGCTGGTCAAACTGACTGGAAGATAAAGGCGCGCTTCTATCATATGCCTCATGACATGATAGAGATATTTAATTTAGCGCATAGAGATGCGCCAGTACCCGGAAGCACAGGACCGAACCAAGGCAAAGCTATTGGTTTAGCAAGACGAAGAGAAGAAGACTTTAATCTTAGAGAGGATAAGACTTCTACCTATGCCGAAGCTTATGTTACTGTTCCGCCTATTGTTATTCCCAGCGGAGAGAAACTAACAATAGCAACAACTTCTGTTGGAGCTTCGGCATTAGATACTGGAAGCTTTCCCAGCGCAAGGACTTATGAATTTTGTTGGGCAAATGTGTCTGGTGGAAGAATGGGTCCTTTAAGTGAACCAACTACTGTTACAACACCAGATGGTTCGAACTATTATTATCTTACTGCTAGCTTTTTTACATGGGATGATGCTGTTTATGCGGCTCGCGCAGCAAACACTAGTGTTATCGGGGACCCAAGACCATTTGAGGGCTTACAAAAAGTTCTTTATTACAATGCAAACTTTGATACTGTTACAGGAGCAAGACGAGGTTTGCCCAGTTGGAGAACTGTAACTGACTTTGATAGGTCTGGAATAAAGAATAAGGAAGATAGTCCTTTATTGTTTGCTGATACTGATGCAACCGGAAATGTTAGACATCCGCAATGCTTACAACCCGGCTCTGACCGTTACATTGAGAATGATGGCATTTATGAAAGGATAAGACCTTATCCTAGAATTGATAGCCAAGACTTCTCTTATCCAAATGTTTATGATACCTTTCCGGGTACAACAGTTTTGCGCGTTCAAGATAAGTTCAGACAGATGGAATGTCGTTACTTCTTTAAACCAGCAAAACTAACTAATAAAACAGATACCCCACAGATGCCTTTTGAATTTCATCCGCTTATTGTTTTTAAAGCGCTTGAAGATATCTTTGTTAAAAGTGGGAACACAGCTTTGGCTAATCATTACGCAAAGCGTACTGCGATAGAAATAAAAAAAGCAGAGAAGAGATACATTCAACACACAGATGTTAATTATCGTAGAGGGCAATTCTCAGGAGGTCAAGTCTCGGCTTGGTATAACCCAGATACCCTTTCTACGGCAGGGTAATAAATGAAAACAACACAAACAAAAGCACAGCCTGCGTTGGGAATGGATGAGAGGTTAGTTGTTCCACAAAGCAACGCCTCTCTTATTCGTAATATGCGTGTTGCCGATAATGGAATAGGATGGATAAATGATAGAGGATGGGAACCTCTTATCCCTGATTTGACTGGAAGAACTTACCATCCAGTCGAAATGAATAGCGTAATGGGAGGTTTTGTTTGGGAAAGAAGTAATGGTGCTGAGGTTTATTTCCTTCAAGAGAATGGTTATGGTACCGATAAAGCCGAACTGTTTTATCTCTATGGTAATAGAGGCACCAATAGTAAACACCTGAAAGTCACTATTGGGAATTCTGATAGGAGGCTACCGAAAGCAGATGACCCCGGTACACAATATGTTCCTTTTGGCAGGATGCTATTAATAATGAATGGTGTTGACCCTATGTACAAGTTTTGGGGAAGAGGAAGATTTAATAGGTTTGGTTTTACTTTACCAACACCTTCTCCAAATCTCTCTAATGTTGATGTTAAATATCAAGAAGGTAATACTACTAATTGGAAAAGACCAAGACCAACAACAGATAGCATTTCTTTACATTGGAGGGGAGATAATAAAGAACCATTAGGCTTGGGTGATGTCGGCGATGACATAAATAATAGCTACACTTATCGTGTGTCTTTTATTACTGATACTGGCTCTGCTAGTCCGATGTCTGCTCCTATTACTGTTAGCTGGATTGATACACCGGAGACGAGCCCAGCACACACAACATTAGGGCGCTATGGTGTTCTGATATCTAACATTCCCAAAGGACCAGAAGGCACATTAGCGCGAAGAATTTACAGAACAAAAAACCAGAGAGGCGGTACCGATGGTAATGGTAGCACTTTGTATTATCTTACACAGTTAAATGATAACACAACTGATGAATATGTTGATGTAGCTACCGATGGTCATTTAGGTGATGAAGTTTCTATTACAGATAGTGTTCTTATTGAAAACAACTACAAGTTCGGCACTGCTTGGAATGGAAGTATGTGGCTAGGTGGAGGCGAAGCTAACCCTAATAAGATTATTTATTCAGCGCAAGGCTTACCTGAACAGTTTGCTATGTTTGATTATTTTGATGTAGGTGTTAGAGACGGAGGAGCAGTCACAGGGCTAGTTCCTTTCTACAATAACCTTATTGTTTTCCGTGAAAAAGCAATTGACATGATACAATACACCGCTGCTGGCGAGGGTAAATATTCTATTACAACTATTTCTAGCAACATAGGCACGGTTGCTGTTAATAGCGCCGCTATTGTTCCGAAAGTTGGTTTGTGTTTCTTAGCTAAGGATGGTATTTATTCTATTCACGGAGGCACTGCTGGCGGCGCCACAATTGTTGTAGATAAGATTTCCAACCCTATCGATGAAGAGATGAAGAGGATTAATGTGCAAGCATTAGCAAGAGCGACAGGTGTTTATTCACCAAAAGAAGGAGAATACTGGGTTCATTACGCAGCCGATGGGAAGCCTAGACCTAGCCGTGGCGCCGTTCTTCACATGCCTTCGAAGCAATGGAGCCTTCGTAATAATGATAGCAAAATAGAAGACGGCGATGCCGATGATGGTGGCTTTGAATTCAATTGGTTAGGGACACATCCAGATGGATGGATACTTCTTGGTCCAAATTGGAAGCGATATGTAATAGGGGCTTTCAATGGTGCTAATGCAGTTAGAGGAAATATAGGCATCCAAGTTTGGAGCGCTGCCGATAAGGCTGGTAATAAAGTAACAGCCGTAGTTAATCAAGCTGGCGAATACACTTGGGCTAGCAAGGTTGATACTGAAAAAAGTGATAGTGTCTATGCTAGTAAGTGGGATGACTATGGTAATCCCAACTTGAAAAAAAGGGTACTTTCTGTTGAATTGTCGACTATTTCTACTGGATACAACCCATTAACTTTGGAATATGCTACAAATTGGAAGAATTCCTACACCGCTGGTTCAGCTATTTATCCCGTAGAACCAGAAACAGAAAGCACTACTAGTGCTGATTACATTTTCGGACCAGTAACCAATGCCGCGGTACAGATACCAGAAGCTTTATTTGGAGCCGGCAAATGGGAAAACGATAGACTTAGTAATATTAGATGGGATGTCTCAACTGGTCTTATCACTAATTTTAAATGGCGAATAAAGTCTGGAAACTATTTCTTCGTCTCAACTTACAAAACAAATATCACAGCAGGAACCAGAAACACAATTGCTTCTGGCGCAGGAGCAACTTTGAATGGCTAGAATTTACACACAATCAAAACCAAAAGCAGTTGACATTTCAAAGGCAGAAGGTGTTAACAAAGAAACAAATGGTGTTTTTGGTGCTTTTAACGGTGCCCTAAGCGGTCATCAGTTTCCAATAAATTCAATTACTAATGCTAAAATAGAAGCTCCCGTCTATGGGACTGGTGTTATTTCTTCCAGCGATGGCTCTACTAACGGCATCAAAACAGAAATGGCTACACAAAATTATTACTTCACAGAAAAGACTGGTTCTGGAACTTATGACCCAGACCAAACACAAGCGCCTTACACGACTGGCGCCGGTTCTGTCCCAGCAGCAGCTAAGGTTTTCTCTTTAACTTCTGGTTGGGGAGCAGGCTGGACTAGCATTGGTGCTAACATCGATGCCGGTGCTTATCTCTCCTTTGATGCAAAAGAAGGGATGCTTAAAGGAACAGCTGTGATTGACACTGACCTTCCATTACAATTTGTTAGTCCAGATTATGCGCCTCCGGTGCCATGGGCAGATGGAGATGATTGGGCTAGGCGCCTAGGTATTTTTGTAAATGATGTTCTTGTGGCTGACACAGACTTTAACACATGCAGCGGAAGATGGACAACTATGCTTCCTTTCGCTGTTCCTATTGGCTCTCAACCGGTTGAGATAGACATTCGTTTTAAAGTAAATGTCAAAGAACATCAAGGCGACGATACTACCCCCGTGTTGTGGACCGGCAATGCCGCGGCTCGTAGCACTATTTTGTTTTATGTCTTCTCATCACAACTTTCAGTAAGGAACCAATTCAGATAATGGCTAATGTTCTCACACCAAAACACATGCTTGACCAAGCAATAATAACACACAGCGATGTTAACACCATCTTTACAGATTTAGAAGATAACACAGACGGAACTACTAGTAAAATAGACACTACAAACCTTCGTACTGGCGCTATCGATAGAGAACATCTATCTGATAATATATTCATAGGAGGTGCCACAAACGCTGCTAATACTACCACAGGAGATTTTTTCTCAACCAGTAGCACTGACACCGGCGCGCCCATTGTTGCTACCACAGTAAGAGAAGTAACAGGGTTATCAGGAACAACCATTAGCCAAGGAGAAGTTATTCGTTATTGTGGAGATGCTATGGTAAGAGGCGGACCACAAGCGGCGTCTGTTAGCTTTGCGAACGCTACGGCTCGTGTTGAGCAGCAAGCTTATCTTTCTGTTTGGTTTAAATTTTCACCTACTAATGGCGACCCTGATTATTGGCTTTCAACAAAAAACTTTGGCTGGTCAATAACTAATGGTCCTTATTCTTATACTTCCGCGGGTGATTACACATCGATTGATTGGACACATGGTACACCGGGCTTGACAAATCTTTATTTAAGACAAACTATTTCAGGTGCTTTTATCTTTCCAGCGGCACAGGATGCTACAATTGAAAAGATAGTTTTAAAATGTCATGTAGAAAATACATCAAATACTGTTTACTTGGCTAGCACCAAAGTTTATGGAATGGTTCAAAGGAACTAGGAGACAACTATGGCTTATTCACCAACCAATACATTCTCAGATGGAGCTACTGTCGACATTGATAAGATAAACGAAAACTTTCAAGAGGCACGAGATTATCTAAATGCTGGTGTTGCTATTGGAGATTTTGATAGCACTACCTTAACATCAGAAGACTTTTTATCTGGTGAGCCTCTTGGTGTAACAGAAGATTACTTATTCACTAGCGGTGATATGTACACTGCTCGCGATGTTAATGTTTCTTTTAACGAAAGGTCTTTTTATTCAGCAACAGCCAAAGGTTCGGAGCCTTATGGGTGGGAACTTCACCAACCTATTCCAGAATGTGGTAAAAGAATTTATCTAGAAAATACTGCTAATCTTATTATTGAAGCGATGTGTTGTCCTTTGGCACAGCACGATTACAAGGCTGGTGTTGATGAAACTTGGATTGCCGGCGACACACAGAAGCATGTAGACGATAATATTTGGTTAGAGATAGATGGTGTAGTTGAAGACTATACAAAAAGCTACACATTTGAAGAATTGTTCGAAGACCTTCCGACAGCCGGCGGGGTTAGTATTGCGAGAAGTGCTTATGATGACCACGCGTGGTATCAATTTGGAAGAAGCTTACAGCGACCATTCTTTTGTTCATTTTTAGAGATAGGTCTCTCAAAGGGATGGCACGACATAAGACTAGTTTACAATTCAAGAAATGCTAAAAGTGCCGTTAGAGCAAGACAAATGACGATTGAAGTCTTTTACACAGACACTAATAATTAAGGAGAAACAACGATGGACCCATTAACAATGATGCTACTGTATGGTTTAGGTACCGCCGCAGTACAAGGGGGTGCTGCGCTTTACAAAGGTCCGCAAGAAAGAGCAGACGAAGATGAAGCAGAAGACCTAAGAAGAAGGCTAGAAATGGGAACCCTAGGTTATACTTCTGCTGATTACACAAGAGACATTGAAGCACAGATTGCCCCAACCAGAGCGCTTCGAGAACAACAAGCAGACAAAGCAGCAGCAATGAGAGGAACTGCTTTGATGGCTGGCTCAGGCGCAGCGCTGAAAGAAGCAACAATAATGGATGAAGCCGGAGCACAGCTTAAAAGAGAAGCAGCCGCTAGCGCCGCTGGAAGAAGTTTTAAAAAGGCACAAGCACAAGAACAGCGTTTGTATGCTTTGGAAGCCGGTGTTGCTCAGAGCCAACAGGATAGATTTGAAGGTGTAATGACTGGGGTGGTAACCGGTCTAGCTGCCGGTACAGAATATGTTGATGCTAAAATGCTTCTAGAAGGAGCAGAACTATCGGGAGAAGAGATGGCTTCTTTTGCGAAGATGACTGGGCTTAAAGACGATGAAGCAAAGATGCTTTACAAAACTATGCAAAGCGACCCAGATGTAGCCGCGGCATACATTAATTTAATAGCAGGACAAGGCTCAACATCGCGTCCGCCGATAGAAACTTATCGGCGTGCGCCGACTGATGGCATGCCGCTGGCGATACCGTACACAGGGGACGAATACTAATGGCACCAAAGAAAAGTATAATCAAACCAGTAAGACTATCCAGAAGTGGGAAGTATTCTTTTATCTTTATGGATGGGATAATGGAGAGATGGGAGCTTGCTAAACAGCAAGCATCAATGAATTTCCAACTTGATATGAAGAACCAAGAAGTTCGAATGAAGCTTTATCGTGAGAGATTAGAATATCTAGACGGTAAACTTGATAGCCTCAAAAAAGAAAGAAGGGGAATGGAAGCTAGTGAATTATCTAATCAGCAGAAAGTTTCAAATGCCAATGTTACCATCGGCAATCAACAACAGACATGGAATAAAGGTCAGGTAGCAACTGTTGAATTGGCGACTGCCAGAGGAACAGCGACACCGGGTAGCGCAGGTACATCACGCGGAAGCGGCGCCACAACAAAAACCACCGATGTAGTAGACCTTATCAGTAAATTCGGTAACGCAGATATTCTACAAGAACAAGGTGATAGTGTCCGGAACGCAGTGACAGATGAGCAATTTGTTAATGTCGGAAGAACCGCAGTCCACGGCGCCGAATATGTAGCTAACACTGCTCCAATAGTGAAGCAGGCAGGCGAGGCAAATGTTTATCTCCAACAGAAAAGTAAAATTATTACTGACGCCTCGGACCAAGGAAATGCGATAACCCCTGCCATGGCAGAAGCAAAACTTGCAGCTATTTATGAAAACCAAGGTAAGACTGAGGTTTTAAATAGAATGAAAAATAGCTGGGAGGCTCTGCAATCAACAACGACTACAACTGCTGGAACCGGCGGTGTCACGGGCAGGAGAGCCGGAAGGTTTAAAGCCCCCACACCACAGCAAGTAAGCCTAGACAAACAGACAGTAATTGATACCGATTACGAGAACATCGATAAGGCTATTGCGGATACCATAACGGAACGAGAAGCTCTACAAGCGCCCGGTTTAACTAGTGGCTTTGACCTTATTGGAGACACTAGACAAATTTATGGTGATAAGTTTGGTAGAGGCTCAAAGGAACAAGCCAAAACAGATATTAGAAAACTTCTAGAAGTTGGAGAACTTTACGGACAGGAAGCAATGCAGTCGGCAATGAGCAAACTAGATTGGAGAACACAAGAACAAATTAGGGATAAAGCCATAGAGGCATATAGCGGCTCTGGGGATAGCGCTCCTTATGCGCCAGAAGACCCCGGGCTAGCCGATTTAGATGTCGTTGCGCAGGGCGCGGTGGGACAAACCGATGCTAAGATAGCAGCAGAAAAGCCAGAGGATGTTACCGCGACACCAGCACTAGTGAATGCACAAAAAATTAGTCAAGTCATCCAGAAAAGCCAAGCTCAATTTAGACTTATGATGCCGACACAAGCTGATAGCCAATCATCGCGAGCTTCGAAGATTGATAGCATAAGGAAATGGTATAAGTCAATAGAAGGTTCAGACCCAGAAGGGTTCGAACATAAAGTTTTTACAGCATATGAGAAAGCAAAGGCTTCTGGTGGGGATGTCGCGACTTCCATAGAATTAATGAAGAAAATGTTTCCAAATAAACAAGATGAAGCAACGGCACTAGCTTGGCAACTTTTCGAGCTAGGAAGGTATGTTAACTAATGGCTACACAAGCACAATGGGATAAAGCTATCGCAGCTGGTTTTACACCAGCCGAGCTTCAAGTTTGGACAGATGGGCAGTGGAACTACATGTATCCACCAGCAGAAACTAGGATGCAACAGGCAGCCATCGTTGAACCGGTTATGGTTAAAATTGATGAAGAAGCAGAAGTACAAGAAGCAAGGGCTGAGAATTGGGAAAGTCGTAAGGCACCGGTTTTTAACGCAGAGATGCAACAAGCTATTGATGCTAGGCTTGATGCTGAATGGGAAGATGACGACATCAGTCTAGACTTAGGTATTAAACAAGAACTTATTAACGAGGCTAGAAGAAGAAGAGATGAGCTAAGACAGTTTGCTGATACACCTCGCACAGTCCACGGTGATATCCCTTTGGCTAGCCATGCTTGGAAGAAAGCAGAAGAAGCATTAGAGCAAGAAGAGGAAGAGGGTGATACTTTCACAATGATGCAATTGCCCGGAGGCATGCCTTGGGTTCTTCCCGGCATTATTGAAATGATATACAATGCCGTTGACTTAGATAGCATTCCTACTACTGATTGGGGTAAAATCTGGAAGTCACTAAAACCTAGAAGGATTTTAACTGAGGAAGATTATCTTGCTCAAAATGATTTTAAAAGAGAAGCATTAAAAATAGCTTACGAACAGTTTGAATATGAAGGCGTCGACCCGGAAGACTGGACACCAGAAAGAACTGAACATAGAATGAAACTTATTATGGGCAGTAAAATTCCTCCCGTGCGCAATGCCAAAGATGCTGTCAATGGGCAAATGTCAGAAGATGAAATAAAAGAAATGTTTGAAGATGCTCCAAACACTTTCACAACTGCTTTCATGGATAGCTTGGAATGGGGCACACAGACACGACGACCCGGTCAAGGTGTTACAGAAAGCGGTTTGATGTACGCCGCCAGATTGGCTCAGGCGCCTATTAGTGCTGTTGTCGGTGGTGTTGAAGCTGCGTTTACAGATAAAGACTTGGCTGATGCTGTCTCTGAACGCATTGAAGGTGGCTTGGGTGTGATGGGTGGAGGTCATGATGCAGGAGCGGCATTTGGCGCTGAACTAGATGGCGCGGCTGAATGGCTTGGAATAGACACAGGCGCTGATGAGAAGAAGGGCATTCCCGGAACATTTCAAACCGCCGGCGGATATGTCGGTGGCACCATTGGTTTAGCAATTGACCTTTACATTCCTCTTGACTTGGGGGCTCTTGGAACCATAGGGTCCGTGGCGAGAAAAGGAACGACTGCTTTTAAAGTATCCAGCGCGTTGGGTGGCACAACACAAGTTGCGGCAAGAGCGGCTGTCTCAGAGGGTGCACGGGCGATTGGAACAGCAGCAAGAAGCGGAGCATCTCGTGTTGTTGGTGGCGCTACCTTGCCCGGTAGGGTAGTTATTGAGGGAACTAAGTCAACTAAGGCAACAGCGCAAACAGCCAAGAGATGGGCTAAAAAGAAATTAGGTAAAAAGCTAACATCAGATGAAGCGGCTGCCGCGGCGAGAGCAGAAGAAGCGGCAGGCGCGCAAGTGGATGCCATGTGGAAAGGTGAGTGGGGAGACCTATTAATGCCGCCTCGACTAGTAACAAACATTTTAAAAGACACAAAAATTCAAAAGATGATTAAGGGGCAGGGGGAAATAAGCATAGTTACTAGGGTAGCACAGAAGTTTGCTGCTCAACCCACCAATATTCAAAACGCCAAAAAGGTTTACAACTTTAAAACAGACTATCTCCAAAATAGAAAGATAGTTGAAGGGGTTACAGAAACACCAGAGCAGTTCTTTGCGCGGACACAGGAAGGTGTTAGTTGGGAAGATTTTGTAAAGGTTGCTGAACAAGGAGGCTTTAAAGTACAAAGCCCAATAGACTATGCTACTTTTAATAAACAAGCAATGGAAGCTATGTGGATTGCTTCATTGGATGATGTTTTATCCCTTGAAACAAAATCGGACATCCTAGCAAGAGGGATGGCTGGCACAGATGATTTAGTAAATGATATCATAAAGAACTGGGATGCTCTTGGAGAGAATGAAGCCTCTTTTCTGCATGTCTTAAATAGAATGGCTGACGAAGCCTTGGAAAATGGCTTATCTAATCACTGGACGGTTCAAATAAGAAACGCTGTACAGCCCAGCCTGTCAGGAACATATGCTAAACCGATTATTCCGAAACTTGACGACACATTAGCCGCTGAGAAGATAGCATCAGCTTATGCTGGTAAAGGCGTTAGCGACCTTGTTAATGAGCTTCAAGCCACAGGTAGGCTAGGCATTCAGGAACAGGTAAAGATAGGAGGTAGGTTCCTTGATGAGGCTCAACAGAGAGAAATAATTGCTCTCGTTAATAAGAGCGAAATGCATAAGGTTATGCAAGAAATAGCTGCTAATCCTGAGAGAACCATAGTCGGACCAGACGGTCAGCTGATGATAGTTTTAACACGGGAACAGATGGTTCGCATTCTTAATGACTTGGAGCCCAGAACTAGTGGCTTAACCCCAACAGGAGATGAGACATTAGACCTCTTTGTTTCTGGTAGCAAAGATTTTAATAGGGTGATGCGTGATATTCAAAAAGGTGTCGATGAGGGCATTGATGAATTCGCCTTGGGCTTGGCTGAATGGAACCAGATGGCGTCATCAAAAGTAGAAAGCTTGGCGGCAGCAAAGTTTGGTTCTAGAACTGTTGAAGATGTCGCAGCAGACATTAGAAAAGCAAGCCCAAAACAAAGAGCACAGTATGCTAACCGTGTCTTAGCTCCGAAAGCAATTAGAAATAATCTAATAGGAGAAAAGGTAGAGCAAGTTGTGGCTAAATTTAATGATAGTGTTGCTTCTAAACTTTCAGGAGACCCAATAGCAGGAGAAGTGGTTGAGAATATTGCATCAAGACTTGGTGCTTTATCCGAGAATAATGCTTCTACACTAACTAGATATCGTGCCGAGGGCTTAACACCTACCCAAGCAGGAGCAAAACTTATTGTTCAGGATGCCTTCTCTTCTAACCCTGAACTTTTACTAAGAGAATACACTAACCTTATCTTGGGAGGGCACGAAAGAATAATAAGAAAGCCTCTCACCAAAGGCAAGGCAAAAGTAGACATTAGCCCAGAAGATATTGACCAGCTTACTTCTGTTATCCTTTCATCGGAGAAAGGAAAAGCACACTTAGAAAAGATTAAAATGGCTATTTCTCATGGTGATGATATTGGCGCCCTAATTCTTTTAGATGACTGGCATCGTATGATGGAAGGTCAGAGCGTCGAGAAAGTCTTTGGTGTGAAAGCAGAACTAAATAACATCTTTGAAACACTACAACAAGCAGCAAAGGTAGAGCAGGCTATTGACCCACTAACTGTTTCCCCAGTAACTAAACGACTGATAGAAGCTGCTGATACAATGTCTCCCATCTATCGTCAAAAAGATGCTACTGAACTGGTTCACATCGTAACTTTACAGCAACAGAAAGCCAATATCATTAATGATGTTATGTCTAATGCTGCTAAAAAGTATCCACAAATCTTCCCAAATAGAAAAGTTATTGATGACCAATCTACTATTTGGTTTGAGAATGTCTTATTAAGAAATAAGGTACAGAAGTGGATGGGAGGTTCTCCGCCACCTAGGGGAGGCGGCTCTCGCCCGCTGGAAGGTGGAGAAGTTGTTCCTCTATATCCAGATGACATCCCACCGAGCAGCGCGCCGGTTGAGGGGTTTAAAGGACAAAAACCAAGCGAAAGCTGGACGAAGATGGAGCCAGAATGGACTGAGCCTGTCGGTACCAGTGTTTATGCAACTGCTAAGAAGCTCCGCGAATACGACTTATGGCAGAAGTATGCAGATGTTGGGCTAACTGAGCGCGAGGTCCAAGAAATCGTAACAGCATTAGAAGCTAGACTAGATAAAGCTTATTCAGAGGGAATAACTATTGAGCCCGACTTAATCCTTAGACATAAAGATGATGTCGTTAAACAATTTTTAGATAAGAAGTTTCCAAAAGACCCCTATGAACAAGGTGTCACTAACATTCAAGAAGGTCCCATCTCAACCGCGGAAGCAAAGATTAGTGAGCTAACGACAGAGCGCGGTGAAGAGATGATGAAAGCAATTGCCGCCCGTTCGCGTGCGAAGAAGATGGCTGAGGGTCAACTTCGAGATGAACTTAATCGCTTCTTAAATAGCAAAGCTGTTGATGAAGACATGTTCACTTTCTCAGGTCTTATTGTTAATAAAAATTACAACATCGGAAAGGCAGCGCACACTGCTGCGGCTCCCAAACCGCTTCCTTTTACTCCGCGAGCAACAGAACCACTGCCACCAAGAGACCCAAGTCTCTTACCCCCACCCGGCAAAAGATATGTCGGTGGTGAAGGCGGAGGCGGGATGCCGTTTGAGAAGGTAAGTGGAGAGCCAATAGAAGAAGCCCTGTTAGAGCTTACAAGAAGACTACGACACAAGCTATGGGTTGATGATGCTGTCGATAATATGATGAATATGAAAGGGGTAGGAGAAGTAAAAGCTTTTGATAGAATGATGAATAGCTCAGTTAAAAAATTACTTTCTTTGGATGAAGCACAAATAGCCAAGCTGTCTGATGTTCCAATAGAGGGTGGCTCATTGTCTCCGCAAGAAATAGTAAGACAACTTCAAGCTAACCCTACACATTCGAAGGCAGTTTTAAAGTGGATGCTTGGTGAAACCGGTTCGCTTAAACCTGCTTGGCGACCGGGTAGAGCTTATGCTGAAAGTCTAAACCCAACAATAATTACTAAGGCTCAGACAAATAGAATAGAAGCATTACTGCGAGCAGCCATAGCACAGCCGAAGCCGGGAATGGGAGCGGCACAGCAAATAGCAGAAGCAATAAGCATCGATGCTGCTATCACCTCACAAATAAGAAGAATGACTGAGAGAACAGGAATTCAAGGTGTTGATGAAACCCTAACACGAATAAGACTTAAAGAAAGTCGTCAAATGAATGACATCAATCCTCTCACACCAGAGGAAACAAATGCTGCCTTGCGAATGCTTGAATGGTTTAGCGAGCAGCGAGGCACACCCAAACTTTATTACAGCGGTTACGACCAAAATTTAGGGCAACAGCTATTCAATTCATTTTGGACTGGGGCTGGCTATACAAATAATGTTATGAAGTCTGGCATGCTAGCCGGCACCACCCTTCCTGCTGTTAGATACATGATGAATAACTTCTCAACTGCTCCATCAATAATGTATTCTACTATCGGCTCGATGGGCTTAGAGGGAGCAGGAAACTTAACAAGAGGTGCTCGTGTCGTTGCTTTCAGCAATCCTATTTATGTTGGCACAGGCAAGGCATCAGCCACAGAAATCCTAGCAGTCGCACCATCGGGTAAAGCTTACACAACTGAAATGTTAGCAGAGATTATGAGAACGAATGGTTTGTCTCGCTCACAGGCATCAGCCGAACTTACATCTAATGTAGCCAAAGACTTTATGAGAGAGACAGACATTGACTTCCAAAGGTTTTTAAAGACTTTACCAGAGAGCGAACATAGAGCAGCCCGGGCTTGGATGCAGAGAAATATTACCGCTTGGAAAGGAACAAATATTTGGGGTAAGTTTGCTAATGAGACTGATAATGCTTTCCGAAGCGGTGTCTTGATTGCTGGAATAGAAAATGGCTTACCTTTGGAACAAGCCATCAAGCTATCAAGAGAAAGTTTGTTTGATTATTCCAAGTCTATCAAGGGGCTTCATCGTTGGGTTTGGTTCCTCACCTTCCGTCAAAATAACTGGAAGACATTCGCTAAGAATGCTGTGACTAACCCGAACCGATTAAAAAACATTATGCTTACTACACGAGGCATACCCGAAGATGACATCCAAGGTAAGTGGAGAGCCCACATAGCACCGACTGAATGGGCTGCGACAAGAATGTATTTTAACAGCAAGCAAGACAAGGAGACTAATCAAAGGGTAGGTTATTACAGCCCACCTATTCCTCAGATGGAGGCAGCACAAGATTTCGCAAACATCTTGCAGGCACACGGAGAAAGTATTCTTATCTCATCAGGCGACATTCCTGTTACAGACCCCACCAATCAATTGATGAAAGCTTATGTAAGAGCAGCAGGAGAGAATGTAAATCCTTGGATAAACCTCGCTGCTTCCCAAGCATTCGGCATAGATATCAGAAGAGGACCAGATAGGCAAGTAACAAATCTCGTTGATGGCTGGTTACTTTTTAGATTACAACAACAACCTGAAACTTGGGAATGGTTCAAGAATGAATTCAATGTCAAGGCAGTACCAAAAAATAAAGAATATCCCGGTGGCTCAACCTTCCAAGGAAGACAATGGGCTATTGATAAGAATGATGAGGCTGCGAGAAAGAGATGGAACAGGTGGAAGTTCTCAATGATGATGACAGGGCAAGAGAGAGGGCTGAGAGAATGGCTGCCTATTGGCTCTAAGGTAATTGGCGAAGTTGAAGAGAGACGAGCAGAAGGTGATGTGGTTGAGATGAAGTATGACCCAAGCTGGGCTCAGTCACTGGGAATAACCACACCTATTCAAGAGCCAACCATAGAAGAGGTTGAGAGAATGAATAGAAGAAAAACTTATTATGATATCAGACCATAAGGAAACTAACTAATGGAAACTTTTATTGAAATCTTACCATATCTGAGCGGACCAGCCTCATCAGTCTTAATCTTATTGATAGTTATTTATTTATTGATAAAGCATTTTGTTCCAGTCATCAAGGTTTATGTTGATAATCAAAAGGATGCATTCAATAGAACCTTAGAGCAACACGAAGAAGATAGAAAGTTATATCATCAGACACTAACTACTATTTACAATAAGATGGATGGGTGCTCCCTAAACATAGAAATAATTAAGAGCGACTTACGAAGAATAGAAGACAACCAAAGAAAAGCAATCTAATTCTCATCAGTCTCAATTAAGAAACCCCCTTGGCTGCTCCGCAACCAAGAGGGTTCTTTTTGTTGATGCCCCCAACAAACCAAAGTCATCAACTTTTTATTATTTAATTAATTATTTTTATTTATCCCCAGTCATCCCGCCCTTCTATCTCAGTGCAGCCGCTGGCTGTACGGGAAAATAGAACAAACAAGTCATCCCATCTTACTAATAATAACACATTGGGATGGCATACCGCGACGATAAATAAATAAAAAAAAAGCCCCACCCCCGTGAAGGGATGAGGCAAGGGTGGTAGGGCACCCTATTCTTCTGTCGCTCTCGCTTTCGCAAGCATCTTATCAAGCCATTCCAAAGCCGCCTTGTCGTTGATGAACTGCTCTCTTCCAACTGCTTCCAGTTTAGCATCCCAGCCCTCAACAAGGGCAGCCTCAAAGATATTGGTGAAGTAGTCAAGTCTATCGCCCACTCTCCTATCGTTGTAGCATATGCTCCCGCAAACTTCTGTCTCTATTTTCTTAGTCATTATTTATTTTCCCTTTTGAATTGTGTGTATTTTTCTCTTAGTAGTTTTCGCATTTCTTCCTGTGTAGGTTCAGGTGGTTGAGCGAAGACGATGTCTTCGTGTCGCATCATCTCCAACTCCCATTCCCCTTCCCAACTCACCATCCTCTTCCCGTGCTTCTCAGCAGTTGTGCATGGTAGTATCCAGCCGGGTGTGGGGTTGCCTCTCATCCCCTTCGCCGTGTCGCCAGCATCAGCAACGAAATGCCCTTGCTCTTTTGCCACCTCCAATAGTTTCTCTATCTTGTAGTGGTGTATGAGGGGCTTTTTGTCGCGGTAAGAAAAGTAAATAACAGCATCGCAAAATGCTTTCACCTCCACCAAAGCATTCCTCTCAACAAAGATGTTGCCTGTTCTGTTGCTCGTTCCATCGTGTTTCACCTCCCACCCATAGTAGTAGGGGCATTCGGTAAAAACAATATCTGCGGGGTGTCTCGCAGGTGTTCCTCTTGGTGCTGTAAAGTCAGGCATTATCATAGGTGCCTCTGCCTTTACCCCTTCATATTCTCTCAGCATCCTCGCCACGAATGGCTCAGTCACTTCGGCATAACGAAGGCTCTTCTCAATTATCTTTTGTCTATCCATCCTTTTCTTCTCCTATTAGTTGTTGTCTGTTTCTTTCTATTCGCAGTTCTTCCAAGATGGCTTCTTCCAGTTCATCATCGTAGTTCTCCAAAAAGTTTTTTATTTTTTCTCTTAGTTTTCTCTTGTGTTTGCGGATGGTGTCTTTCTTTCCAGTCATCCACCTCCCGTGACTTGCGATGTAAGCAGGGGGGTAGTTCAGGCAGTCGCCGTTCTCATCCCATTCCAGTTCCACCAAGCCAAGCATCACCTCAAACAAAACTTGCTCTCGCTCATTCAGCATAGGCAATAGCCTCCACACTTTTTTCAGTTCCATAATATTCATAATGGTGTCTTCCTCTTCTGTTATTGTTATTGCTTTTTTCGTAGCAGGGTTGTCTTCCCAAGTCGTCGCCACGAAGACGGCTCGTTCATAATGCTTTTGGTTATTCCTCCTCTTGTTATGCCACCAATTCTCAAAACACTTGTAAGCCCATCGGGCAAAGTCATCGTGCTCTCCCTCAAAGGCTTCCAAGACGAGGTGTTTAGATAAATAAAAATCCGTACTCATTTGTTGCTCTTGTCGTATCAAAGGGGCAGTAGGCTCAAAGCGGTTCAGCATTTCTCTCATCCACTTCGCCTTGTTAGGATGACGATGGTTGAGGGAGGCTAGGTAAAACCCAGCAACCCCACCATCATCCACCAAAAGCCAGTTCAATCTGGCTTCATCCATTATTTATCCTCCTCGCTCACCCATTCGGTGCAGCTTTCTTTATTTTCTTCCATCCAACACATCACTTCATCCAAGTAGTAGTCGTTGATATAGAAACCTCCATCGTGGAATTCCACAGGGTTGGAGCCGTCACAGCAGTCGTCAAACAAGTCGCCAAAACAATTTATTATTCCTTTCCCCATCTGTAAGCCCAACACTTTTGTAAAGGTTGTCTCGCCGTGCGGATTGACAAAGTAGAATAGGTTGCCCGCCACTTCATCCCCCAAGTAATGGTAGTCGTCAGGCATCTCACCTCGTAGTTCAGTTCGGCTCGTCAGGTTCCAGTCATATTCATCATAGCCCCCACAACCTCCC